AAAAAGCTTCGATGCCTGTAATAAGGCCAGCTGGTACTCGCTGCATTCTCGGATTAAATACTAATTTTGCCATATCATTTATTGATTTATAAACCCGCCGGAAGTCCTCTCCAAGATTTTAAGCGGGTTTGTTTTTTTACTGGACCTGAATATCTCGCTCTAACTTTTCAATCAAAGCCATTTTTATAAACTGCGACACATTCATATTGTCGCTTTCTGATTGCTCAACAACCATTTTTTTCAATTCAATTGGTACAGAGGCGTTCACGTTTGAGTCGTTTTTCTGCGCCAGAAGTTTCATCCTATTTACTGTTTTCATTTTATTAGTTTTTTATTAACTTTCTGATACAATTTTACGAAGTATTGCGCACATGAGCAAGATATTGCTCAAATAAAACGCAAGTAATCGCTTATTTATAATGATTATAAATATAAAATGCTGAATTATAACAAAATAGAATCTTGTATCAATTTTGATCGAACACCGTATCGAAAGTTGGCTGATTTTATGGGAATAGCCGATAGTACGTTAAGGTCACGGCTGGAAAGAAATAATATTACTCCTAATGATCTTGAGAAAATTGCTGATTTTTTCGAAAAACCAATCTCTTATTTTTTTGATAGGGAAGAAGTAGAGCTAAAGCACCATAAACCGATTAATGAAAAACAACAAATAGTTGAAGATCCGGAACCATGCCGTGATTGTGAAGCGCTACGTGATAAGGTTAAATTGTTAGAAAAAATCAACTTACTACAGGAAGAAAAAATAACACGTTTTGAAGGTGCCAGCGAAAAAAGAGAAGGTGCAACTCAGAATAGTGCACAAGCGGGATAAGTCGAGTGGTTTGGCGATAATTACAATGTGTGGATTGGTATGGTATGATGGCGAAATTGTTACGGTAGTTAAGGTGGTTTAACTTTTTTTAACTTAATTGAAATGGCACAAAATTACAAACTCGTATGCGACGAAAGTTGGACTGAAGTTGAAAGTCTTGTTAATGAATCTATTAAAAATGGATATATACCGCTAGGTTCTCCATTCGTATTTATACAAAAAGATGATAAAGGAGACGATCAGCAGCTCATTTGCCAGTCAGTAATGCTTTACGGACTATTTCCATCTCAACAATAGTCTTCAAATTCAGAAGGTCCGCGTAGTTAATTCGTAGTTAGTTCATTTTTTATTGATCTGTAATCAGCTGAAAAATAATTCGTTGTGATGAAAACAGGGCAGTCTTACCGGGGTCACGTCTTTGCGAATTATATGAATAAGAATGCTGTCAATTCCTTTATTGGCGGCATTCTTAGCGTTTTACAGTTTCGGTTATTTCAATGAAATCTCGTAGTTGAAATGTAGTTATTAAACGTTCGTAGATAATTCGTAGTCCAAAATGGCAAATATTAAAGTTTACCTCGATCCTAAAAAAGTGAAGAAAAATGGCGAAGCCAGTATCTTCATAACCGTTAACCTCAATTACAAAAAGCTTTTCTTTTTTACCGGAGTCGGTTGTTTACCTGATAAATTCGATCCTGAGAATAACCGAATCAAGGGTGCATCAAAGAAAGTTAAGGATGACAACCTGATCATCGATCGGTGTGTGGCATCGCTAAACGACATATTCGTGAGATACCGATTGCAGAATATTGAGATCACACCAGACTTACTGAAGCGTGAGTGGAAGAACCCAGCCAGAAGAATAGATTTCTATGCATTCTTTGAAGAGGCCATTAAAGAGCGTAAAAACGACATTGAAGCGTCGACTATTTCTCAGCATAAATCGAGCATTGCTAAACTGAAAGAGTTTAAGCCCAAACTTTCGTTTACTGAGATTGATCACGAGCTGATTGAGCAGTACCGGCGGTGGCTAAAAATCAAAAAAGGTAATGATATCAATACAATTTACACGGCACTTAAAAATTTCAAAACATACGTCAACATTGCAAAGCGCAAAGGAGTGATCAGTGAATCTCCCTTCGATTCATACGCCATCAGGCATGCCGATACTGAGCGGTTATTTCTCGTTGAACGAGAACTTGAAGCATTGTGGCTGAGATATATCAAAGGATGGCATAATGAAGGGAATCAGCGGGTTTTAAGGCACTTCTTATTTATGTGCTTTACCGGACTTCGGATATCAGATTTAAAAACCATTACTATTGACAATGTTGTTGGCGATAAGCTGGTCTTTTTTCCACTCAAAACCAGAAACTCAAAGCGACAGGCGGTTAAAATTCCTTTAAATTACTGGGCAAAACGATTAATTACTGACGAAGGATCGAAAACAGGACCGTTATTCAACTGTATGAGCGAGGCTAAAATGAACGAAAAGATTAAGCTCATTATTCAGGCAGATAAAATTTATAAAGACATAAGCCTGCATTGTGCCAGGCATACATTTGCAACTATCTGGCTGAATAAAACGAAGGATGTGGTTGCCCTGCAGCGGATGCTTGGACATAGCGATATTTCGCAAACGATGATCTATGTGCATATTACCGATGGGATGATTGTAGAAGAGATGAAGAACTTCTCCGAGAACTTATTTAAGGCAAAAACCCCCGATATAATTCACATATCGGAGGCCAAACCTAAAATCCACCTAAACTAAAAACCAATTCTTTATCCTTTATCCTGTTCATCCCAGCACCACCGGCAGCCGTTGTACCCTCTGGTTTTAATCAGGCGCTTTGCGGTGCGGCGGGTGACATATTCACTTGTCTTTTTCGAGATCAGATCAAGCTGACAATTGTGATGTTTATCGTTGATACGATGGATCTCTTTTGTTTTGTGGTTCACCAGATAGCCGAACCCGAAAACGATCAGCCATATTTGCCAAAATGTAAGTTGATTTTCCATGATATTATCCTTTAAGTGATGATATAGTTCTGTCTTTCGCCTGACTTCCGGCGCTGGATCCGAAGTAATAACTGTAAATCTGTGTCAGAATAGCGCTGAGAATTCCGAGGATGTAGAGAACAATGTCGCGGCTTTCCGGAGAAAGGCTTTTTGGATTGAATACCAGTATATAAAAAAACATCAAAGTGATAATGACTGTGCCAAAAGCGAGGACATGCTGGGTGTTTTTAGTCCACCAGCTTGCATTTGGAGCATTTAATACCTGTATCTCGCGGTTTCTTGCATTGCTCATATCGCCAAGTATCAGTTGTCGTTCTTCGTTATTCAGCTTTTTCATTTCAAGCTGGTACTGCATTTCAGACTTCAGCATCTCATTGTCGAGTTGCTGCTTTTCTTCCTTCGTCGTGATCACATTATCGAGCACTTTGCCAACTGAATCGATCAGCGTATTGGCTCCTCCTGAGAATAAATCTGTTATAAAGCTCATGATTCTTGATTTAAACGGTTTCTCCTAATGCCCTGATCACCCATCCATAGAAATACTTACGGCTGGTCGGTCGTTTCTTAATAATATGCACGTAACGAGCAATTTTAGCAACGGTGAATGCTGCAAGGAAATGCTCCGGATCAAAAGCATTAATTGCCGTTAGCGAATCAGGACCAATCACTCCATCTGATTTTACGCCAACAACCATTTGCGACAATGCTGAGCTGGTACAAACTCCTGCATTAACTGCAAAATCGAAAACAGATTCAGCGATTTGCTGGTTCTGTATGTCGTCGCCACCAATTTTATTCCAATAACTGTTCAGGTAGAACATGCCAACTTGTTCGCGAAGTTCCGGATCACGATCGGCACTGGCCGGAAATCCTGATTGACGCTTCAGCATGTCGATGGTTACCCATCCTTCCCATTTGCTGTTCATCTTGCGGGCAATGCCTTTGAAGGTTTCGCCACCCGGATCATCTGGATCGTTCGTGTAGCCACCTTCGTTTTCAATTGTTTTCCGGAATGCTTCTATGAAATTTGACATTTTACAGGTATTAATTGGTTAAATAATAAAATTGTATATCCCGCTTTTCGAATCGATTAAACCGGCCTGAATGTTTCCGGTCTTCCAGTTCTTGTAAAAATCGTCGATCGATGGATTTCTTCGCCTAACCATCACTTCGTACCTGACAATGATCATTTGCTGATTAGGCTCAAAGCTCATTGCTTTTGTTCCAACCGGATACCAGGTAATTACTAATGGTAATTTGGCTGCATAATTGCCAATCGAGTCGGTGTATTGTCCATTCACCATCAGCACGGTAAATTTGCCAACCTGTTCAACTGGGATAGAAATAGAAGCATTGCAGTAAGGCAGATACTTGGTATTGTATTCAACCTTATCGGCCACTTTCAGGTAAGTAATTGTTTGTGCACTGGCCGAAATAAGCAGAAAGAATGCGATGAAGAAAAAGATTATATTTTTCATGGGTTCAATTTTTATCGATATCAACTCCAGTCTGGTCCTTAATCTTTTTCTGAAATAGATTTCCGATTAAAGTAAATATCTCCCAGCTTGTAATCTTATAACCATTCTTGGCAATAGAGAAAATAAGTACACCGCCAATAAACCAACCTACAAGGTTATAGGTCTGCAACATGTCTTGTTTAAAAACATCATCCCACATGTATGCGATAACAATAAGAAGCACTGAAACTAACATTCGAGGCATTGTGGTTCTCCAGATTATTCGGGTGCTGAATTTCTCGCCACGTAACTTATGAGCGGCCAAATAGCCCATAAAAACATCTATTACAAAAAGCAGTACAATAAAATTCACCATATCTTTTACAGGTAGAAAATAACCGATAATGGTGCCAAGCATTCCGCAGAAGATTTCCCAAATGCCTTTTACAAGAGCCGGGAATGATAAGTATTCGTCCATGTCGTTTTTATTTCAAACTTAATCCCTGATATCAGGTCAGGAAAGGACAAAAAAAGCGACCGAAGCCGCTTTTCTGAAGTTTAATGCCTGAAGAAATTGTCTCCGGCGATTTGCCTGGCTTTATCTTCGTCCGATGTCCGGATATACCGGAAAAAGCTTTTCTCTGTCGTGTGGCCAGTCAGTGCCATAATCTCGTAGGTTTTGATCCGACCCGTTTGATAGAGATTAGTCGCTGCGCTGCGCCGGGCAGTATGGCTGCTGATCATCTCCCACAACTGTTTTGTATCAGTGACCAATTTACCGCCTTTGGTATAGTGGAATACAATTTCTTCAGTAAAACCAACCCGCTGACAAATCTTTTTGATGTACCGATTAAAGTGCTGGATACTGAGCCCAGGAGATACTTCACCGTCGTACTTCGTGTAAATTTAACGCACGTATTTGTGTAGCGGAATGGTTACTTTTTTGCCTGTTTTCTTCGTGATTTTGACAATGTAATCTTTCGTAAAGTTTTCCTTTGTCAATGTAGAGTAGTCGGAATAACGAAGCGCGGTAAGGCACCCAACGATGAATAGATCACGGATTCGTTCCTGTTTTTTGGTAAGTCCTTTGAAGTAATAAATCCGGGTGATTTCGTTCATCGAAAGGTAAACTGTGAAAATCTCTTCAGGATCAACTGTTACATCGTCGTAACTGGAATCAACGGCATAGCCATATTTCGCAGCTTTGGCAGCCATCGCCTTAACCAGGGAAAGCAACGTGATAATGTAGGTTTGTCTCAGGTCCTTCTCCTGCAGATAAAGTATAAAGTCATCCATGAAGTCTTCACCAACGCTATTGGTGAAGATATCGGCTTCGTACTCTTCAGAAAAAGCTTTTAGGTGATTGACTAGGGTGTTGTACCCTTTTACGTAACTGGCGCCCATCCGCTTTGCCTTTCTCAAGACGGTCTGGTCAATAAAATCAACAAATAAAACTCCGGTTTTCGGTTCCGACTGGATCAGTCGATTGATGTAGTCACGTTTGCCGTTGGCGTTGTGTACTAATTTTAAAGCAGTGTTCATTTCGTAATTCCTTCTGTTAATAAAGTATCGCCCTAAGTATTGAAGCGGTTTACGAAGACCGTCAGGCACAAATGCCCGAAACACTTAAGGCGATGCCTCAAATGTATAAATAATTTTTAAATGGAAGTTTCGTAATTTCTTCAAGTCTAAAATACAAAAAACCACTCAATTTATTGCTAAACTGAGTGGTTTTAATTTAATCTTTTTTGGTTCAAATAGTCCTAAAGTTTAATGTATGTATGCTCCAATATCCCAACTAGCACTCTGTTGTTTGGTTGCAATTACAGGCACTTTTTCGCTACTGCCAAACGATGTGGATGCTGCCAATCCAGTATTATAATTAACTCCTAAATCAACTCCGCTACCTATCGCCTGACTCCCCGATTTTAATGTAAAATCACCATTATCAAAATCGGTAAATAGGGCTCTTACTTGATCTAAAGTGGTAAGCATGATTGAATGAGTGTCATAACCTAATGCCTGCCACTCGACCCACGTTTTTTCATTACCTGCGTTTCCGATTATAAACGGTTTTGCTTTTGTTGAGTAAAAGATATTATAATCAGAGGTACAACCATTTGCGGCGGCATGGACATCTAACTTAATCAGCACAGATGTTGGAGCGGTACAAATCATGATGTTGTTTCTGATAATTATATTCTCCGAATAATTACCTGGTAGCACTGAATTTTCATCGCAATTTACACAAGCTAAAAATTCACGAGCCGAAATAGCAACATCATTAATGATTGTGTTGTTGTAGCATTTTGCACCACCTACGCCTCTAAAGTAAATTCCATCTACATTGTTTCTCAGCAAATTGTAAGAAACTCCGCCCGAAGTGTAAGCCTGTTGAGTACCTGTTTTAACTACTAATCCGAAACGACAATGACTAATGAAATTGTATTTAATAATATTGTTAATTCCACAACCTGCAATTAAGCCATGCAATGACCCTTCAACTGAAGGAGCAGCCAAATATCCACCAATCATTCGATTTCCAATTATTTCTGTATTGTCATGTATATTGACATAAGCCGCCTCGTTACCTAGATTAACAATGAATCCAGACTGCAAGGCTGTTGCTAAGTAGTTGTAATTGACTTTGCCATTATCCATCTGGTCAGTACCATCTGGCAATGTTCTAAACGCTGAAAACCCATTTGTTGCAATAGAATTTACAATATTTCCAATAAACTGAAACGTACTCCGGGTGTTGGTAAATAAGGCATTCGCTGGCGCAGTGATAGAAACTTTTATTTTATTGTTGTTGATTTTAAGTGATGTGCCTACTTTAGTTACCGTGCAATTGAAGTTTTCAATGTAGTTATTTAAAATCTCAGTCGTGTTTTGAGGATTGAAAGCAAATAAAGTAGTTGGGTGAGGAATAACACAATTAGTCAGATACACATTTCCGGTCAAACTGTTGATTGCGGATAAATAACCACCTGTTGAATCAATCTTACATCTATTGATTCTTAAGTTTCCGGTAGCGGCTGATGCAAATAAAAATACATAAGTTTTAGCACAACTCATCTGCAAACCTTGCCATGTTTTAGCTACATAAGTACTGATCAATTGAGTGCCTGTTGTTCCTGAAATCAAAAAACGACCTGTTGCAATGAAATCTTGAAGTTTTGTCGGATAGAATGGATTGAGCGCATAAGCATCTTCACCAGATCGCATATATACAGTTTCATTATCTACTCCTGCCGTTCTGGCCTTATCAAGCGATTTCCACGGTGCAATCTTACTTCCTGTTCCGGTTGTATTGTTTCCATTAATCGGATCAATCCATCTTACAGCGGTAACCACTTCTGTTGTTACACTATAATAAGTCTGACAGGTCGTTAAATCTGCGCCTGTTTTAGCATTTACGTAAAGCACTATTTCCATTACCCTTGCCTCATATGTCTCAACTCCATTAGCGTCGACTATCTGAGATGCGTGACGGCAGAATAACTTATGTACATAGTCAATATCCTGAAAAAATGAAACAACTGGAATTTGATTTGGAGTTCCGGCGGTATAAAGAAAATTATTCACATCGGCTGCAATCAAAGTAGCATCACCTACCGGCGCACTGATCGTTGCAGTCGATTTGTATGGAAAGCCTTTAGTCCAATTACTCACAAAGTCTTTTCCTGTTATGGTAAAATTTCTGTTGTTGCCTGATTTGTCAACAAATGTATTCCCCGAAATCGTACCATCAAGCCAAAATAAGGCATCCGACTTTAGCGGGATGCTCGTATTTGTCCCTTGTCGAACCCTTTTTAGTCGTTCATTATATTCTAAAAGTAAGCTCATAACCTTAGTTTGATAAAATATAACCGATCTTCAAAATGATGTAGGTATTGTTTGCCGATGGAGTATAACCTGCCGGTAATGATACTTGAACAGGAATAGAAAATGGAATCGGCAAAATCACCAGATTAGTGAATAAATCCTGAGCAACAGCTGCTTTTACTCCGGTACCAAAAGTCAGTGATAAAATACCTTCACGTTTCAACTCATTTACTGCAGAAATGACCATAGCTGCATTATCGGCAATTGGAGTAATAGCATCGTTGTAAAAATGGATGTCAATCGTTTTCCCAGCAAGACCAGTATCATTAGTAAAAGCTTTCAAATTAATGATGTTGATGTTTTTCCCTGCTTCGTTTTCACTAAGGATAAATTTGATCAATGCTTCAGTAACATCGGCAATTACGTCATTGTCTGAATACACTGTGGTATTCGCCGGTCTGGTTATTTTTAAATTTTGTCTTCGGAGCTGATCCATGGCGTATTTTTTTGAGTTTATGTATGGTCAAATGTATAATTGGTTGATAATTTCAGAAAGGACAGATTTAATACAAAAACAGTTTAGTAAAGAATACCGAAACATTTAAATAGCTCCACATCGCTTCCGGTGAATGGATATCGCAATTGTACTGGGCAATTTTGGTATAGCCCGAAGTATCGCGAACTCCGATGTAAGCGTATTTCGTTCCATCGAAACAGGCGCCACCAGCACTCTTAATCCCTGAAGGTGTAATGTTAGAATTACTTACTCCAGGATCTACTATCCAGATACATTCTCCATCATCGGCACACATCCAAATAATTTTATCGGACAAAAGTGGTTGTATTTGGCGAACGGCCTGTTTTTTTGAGCCTGTTAATCCGCCAAATCTTGAATAGGCAGTTGGATTGCTCTTCAACGCATAAAGCGAATCGTCGTGTTCTTCGGCTACCCAAATGCGACTGGCAGTTTGCTTGATCTGAATCATTGAAGCATTGTATCCGGAGTAACCATCGATATCGGCTAATTGACTCCAAACAGTTGCAAAATTGCCTGTGCGGAATACTTCTCCCTCGCTGGTAGCTGCATAATAATAACCATTGAAGAACAGGAAGCTGCGCACATAACCGGTTCCGTGATCGAATGAGGCGGTAGCCGTTGCTTCGCTGCTGACATAATCATCGAAAACAGCGTGATATGGCTGTGCATACGCTGCGCTTACCTGGTTAGTGCCTTTGCCAATCATCACCAGTTTGGTGGTTCCATTATCAACCAGACTAACCCCACAAATTTCTTCAGTTGCAGAATAAATCTGAATGGTTTTATAACGGATGTTGTCCATGTCGGACAAATCGGCTATGTGAAGCTGACCATTGTTTCCACCAACAAAAAGTAACTTGTCGGTAGGCGAATAATCAACACAAGTCTGAGCGGCGAAAGCCATAGTTGAAATATCGCCAAATACCGGAATAGAACGGTATAATCCGGAAGCTGTAACCAAGATTGGCCAACCGGTTTCGGATACGCCAATAAATTTCGGTGTAAATGTAGCTCCTACGTGCTGGCCGCCTCCGTCGACAATACCTGTTGAGTTATCGAAAACATTATCCTCGTTTTTAAACACGGTAAGCGTAGCATCGATGTATTCCGAATTGTCGCCCTGAACCTGCATTTCTTTGATGAAGAACGAACCATCTTTATCGCCAAATGGCTTGTATATTTCGTTCATAACCTTGTAAAAAATATTGCCAGGGAAACGGAAATCAGCTTCGGCAATCAGGGCATTGGCATAAAACGGCGCGGTACGCCTCCAGCGATTGGTCAGCAGGCTTTTCCATTCGAGCGATAAGCCGTTTGTTGCTGTTGCGCCTCCGGTATTGTTTCCGTTATAAAATAGCAGTCGCGGACTGAAATTTTCGGTGAATTGTGCAAACTGGCTATTATTGCCTTTCTGGTAAGCAATTGGGTAACCATTTTCGTGCATCCGAAGTGTTGAAAATTTAGTCTCAATATCTTCGGAGTTATCTCCGTTGCGGTTGTACTTGTAATTCTGAAGATCGATGCTTAATGGCGCCCACATGAATACATCTTTTTCTTCAACGGTTTCCTGTCGGTACTCGTAATACATTTTTTCGGTCTTAACCAATCTGATTTCACCGATAACCGAAATGCCGACTTCCAAAAGATCGGCATACTGATCGACTGAATCCTTGATGTCTTCTTCGCGTGACGATAAATCGGTGAAATTTTCAGAGAACTCCTGATCATCCGAATCGTGATTAAATTTAAAGTTCAGGATCAGGTTTTGTCGTTCTACAGGCAGCCATTTTGAAACACGGTAGTTTGACAAGTCAAATGCTGGCAAATCGAATAAACCTTCACGGTCGATATTATCAACGTCGTTTACTCCCGAAAAGTGGAAAAATGTATTGGTTTCGTTCTGAATTGATAAAAACAGTTCGTTCAATTTTAGAGCTGGTAAAATCTTCTTTAGCTTAAATGTTGAAGTGGCCCACGACTGTCCATTGAGTACAGAAAGCATGATGTTGCTGTAAAAATCGGCAAACGAAACATGATAATTAGACGGCAGATTATAAAGTGCCTGAATAAAATCCATGTTGCTCTTGCAGATGGAATGATTGGTGTAAAGGCACAGTGTTTTCAGTATATCATCATCATTCAAAAAACTATTACGGATAAAGAATTTATTTTCGCGGAGCAGCAGATCGACGAGCCTTGTTATAAAAGGGAACGGACTAACAACAATAACCTGGTCGTCGGTTACCGTTGTTTTAATACCTTCAACATCGGTGGCATTAACCATATAACCTGCAGTATTTTCAAACTTACGTGTTAGTATTTCTCGCGTAGTTTTTTCGCCCTCCGGATTAGTGTAGTCCTCTGTTGCGCCTTTATCGACCCAAAAACCTGCATTGTGTACCTGTATTGTACAATACAAATCAACATCAGGATCATAATTGGCCTTGTTTACAAACGGTTGTTCTCCAAAAAAATAATGGTCACCAATCAATTTCTCCAACTGAGCATCGCTTAGTGTTCGCTGTTGACTTTGTATTACACCACTGTAAGCGCCATCAGATGGTTTACCAAGTACCAGCGTGCCATATATCCAAAGCGAACCATTCTTACGCAACTCAGCCCCGCTAAATTTTCGGTCGTTACTCTTTGCCTTTTTCGCGAACCTTCCGGGAAACCCCAAAATATTACGATTTAAATCGTTATCCGGGATGGTAATGTCTAAGGCCAACGGACCGGGTATTTCGTCGAATTTCCAACATGGATTGGTATAAACCATGGTTGGCGAAAAGTCTTCGTCGAGTATAAGCTGGCGCGAGTTGATGGTGAGTGTGAACATAACTATTTGAATTTGTTTTGACTGCTCCCTTCGACACGCTGCGCTGCTCAGTAAGCAACCCGCCCACTGAGCAGCGTAGCATGTCGAAGTGGGTTCATTAATTATTCGAAAGTAAATACCAACGCTTCAGCTGCAAATTTGGGTTGAATACCTGATTCTACAGCTAAATCATCAGTTAACTGTACCCATGCGATGCGGTCTACTTCGGTAGATCCTGTATTATTCATCCATATTTCAACATATCTTACATTTTCTGAGCCAACTGTACATGCCCCAAAAAGTAAATTATTGATATTTAATACTTGATTGTCGATCACGTCCCAATCATCTTCAGACCTAGCAACTGCAATCCCTTTTGCAACATAACCGGTATATGCACATTCTGCTCCTATTGTAAAATTATCAACTTCCACAGAATCAGTACAGAGTCGTAGATATAAATTTCCAGCCAATACCGATGATAATAATCCGGCTGAATCACCAATGCCTGGAATTGCTGCATTCTGAAATAAATGCGTTAGAAAATTGTTTGAAAAAGTAGCTGATGCGTTCATAATTTTAAATTTATATTGTTAATACATTAGTCCAATCATTATCGTAAGCACATAATTTTGATTCATTCTCGTCAGCACCCCAATCGGCTTGAAGAGTTACTTCCGGAATATCTTCTCCTGTACGGAATTTCGTTTCGGCTAAATCGTGTGCTAAAATTTCAATATCTCCTATTTTTATCGTTTCATAAATCTTACCGTCATTTCCGATATAGACACCATGTTGTCCATTATAAAGAGTTGAAGAATCCTTTACCAGCCGAATAGATTGTCCGTTATTAATTGCCGCATTTCCTACAGAATAATAACCCTCATTGGCCGTTAAGAAATATGAATTATAATCTGAACTTCCGACAATCCAACCAGCATAATGTTGTTTAATGCTTTGAAAAACACTGTAAATGGTATTACCCCTAAACCCACAACCTCTGGCATTAAATCCATATAAATTATACGCAACGGTATTTGGGGCAACCCAATGGTCAGTTCCCGTTTCTTTTAAATTTGCTCCTTGTCTAGAATAATGCCAGCCATTTATATCTCTTAAATAATTTGATTCAGAAACAGTTTCAGGATGCCATCCTGGCGCAGCAATATTTCTTGAATCTAAAATTGTAGCTAAAGGATAAAGACACCCATAATTAATGTTTGTAAAAACTGGAGCTAATTTTGCATTTGCATATAACCGCCAAATACCATTTGAAAATAAACCAGCTTTTGAAATTGAGGCTAATCCATTTAAGCCCAACAATACCGAAGCCTGAAGTGATTTTTCAAGATTAATTAAGTTTGCGATTCCATTTAATTTAAATGAAATGCTTGCTTGTGCGAGTATATATTTAGTAAGATTTGCCGATTCATTCAGTTCTAATATCCCTATTGCTGTCATTGGCGATTCTCGTTCACTCAACACACACCGCTCTAAACAGAAATGAATCCGCTTGGCATCGCCAGGCATTCCTGAGACGGTGGCATAAAGCATATTGGAACCATCAACTCCAACGGTTAAAGTTAGTGCTGCATCGGTTAATAAATTGTTTTGAATCAATGCCGGCACTACATCGGAATAGTCGAAACTTAACAAACTTATTAAAGTAATGATGGTATTTGTTGTTTTATTCCGCACAGCTACCACGGCTTTAAATTCTCCCATTTGTTGGTTGTAGGGTAGTACTGACCATGGAGAAACAACCGTTTCAGAAACATTGACCGTATCTTCGATTTGAACAACATGGTGGTTATCGGCCTGTTTCGAGCCTATGATTTGGCTGATGGACTGATAAATATTGGTCGTATTGTTGATAATTTCATTGTAGATGATTTGAATGATCTTTCCCTGATCGCTCCAAAGTCGGCGAATGATTTCAGATAACTGAAGGTGTGTCACCGGGTTGTTTTTGCTAACCCCGCGTATGGTTCGTAATAATCTGTCAATGGCATCCATCGCTTAATAATGTGAGTTCTTATGTCCTTCGGTAAATACCAATTCCAGTTCGTCGTTTATCGCCAGATCGTTCATGGTGTCGGTGAGATTGAAATCGCTGTCTTCGAGATTGACCGGCACAGTTTGCCCTTTCCAGATGATCCAAATAAACTTCGAATACAATAGATCCTGCAACGCTTCCATGTCTTCAACGGTTAACCGATTGCCCGGAAAGATCGCCCATTTACGCGATCCGGTTTTACCTGTTACCACTACGCCACGGTTTTGGGTTTTGGCATCACGTCCAAGTGTTTGAATCCCGGTTTTACTTTCGATGGGTAATCCGGTTTTAATGGCTCCGGTCATCCAAAAATCGTCGATGCCCGATTTCGAATTACTGAAGAAAAAGAAAGTATTGTTTTCGTAGTAATTGGAGTCAAAAATGAACGTGCGTTTTTCTCCTACCTGAACATCATTAGCCGATTGATAAACCGACATCTGAATAGCATCGGCCGGAATTCCCAATTTAGCCGGGTCGAGTATAAATTCGTATTCGCCATCAGGATCTAACGTAATGTCATTTGATGAAATGACGGTTTCGCCGATAGCAGAAATGTATTCAACAATGAGCTGCCGCGAAACTTGTTCGGTTTCGGGTAATATGTACCACAAGCGCAGCGGCTGATCGTAGGCGATGAGCTGATTATTTGGGCGATTGGTCAGGAACTTATTGCCCTGGATAAAATCCTGATAAAAGTTTATACCGGCTTCGTTGTATAACGATTTTTGATGCTGACTGATACCACCCTTTAGTATGCGGATTGGAACTGCATTTTCTACGGCCTGCCACAACTCAATTTTAGTTCCGTAGGTATTTGTTTCGGGCACATCGGGCGTGTAGTGGGTAATGTCGTTATCGATGTACGAACATCCGGCCAGAATAGAAAGATCGAAAGCGCGGAGCGGATGTTTGATTGCAATGTCGTTCCCGTATGGAAATGTGAATCCATAATCAACCGGTGCATCAAAATACTCCTGAAAATCAAAAATAGCCAACCAGATATCATCGTCCTGCTCGATCCATTCTTTAGAGTCGATAAATGGACCACCGGCTACAGCTTCATCGGTGCTGATTACTTTCAGCAATGCCCTGGGAGATTCTCCCATTACATCGTCGTTTGTTACTTCAATCTCGACATTATTAGCCGATAACTGAACTATGCCGCCATATATGGAATGATTGATCATAGACTGAAGGATTGAATTACTGATTTACTGAATCGAAGATAGGACGTCCAGAGCGGTGGAGAAAGGACAGAAATTAATTATAAATGATGAATTATAACTATTTATTAAATCCTCCCATTCCGGTTTGATTGAGCAAGTCTTCCACTTCTTTCATTTTTTTGAGTGAGGCCACCATTGGGAACGATACACCACGTTTCATCAACAGAGCAATGGCTTGAGTATTTAGGTTGATGGCATCAGTGAGAGCAGGATCAGGGGAAGCGCCTGGGATGATGACTGGAGAACCGGAATTAGTTTGCGAAGATTCAAAACCACCGTTTTGCCTTCCATTAGGCAGCATACCCATTGATGCCATTACTGCAGGGAGATTAAGCGTTGCCACCCGGCCTTGCTTTTGCGCTAAATCGATGATGTTGTACACCTGCCTGATAGATGGATTACGAGCCGATGGTGCGGAACCAATAAACTCATTGGCGTGGTAGGTACCAACTGGAGTGGAATCGGAAGCTGCTGTTTCGGCAAAACCACCGGATTGCTTTGAACCACCCATCGCATTATTTACTAATCCCTTTACTCCAGCAAAAGCTGCTTCAATTAATCCGACCATAATTGCAGCTCTAACAAGACCGGTAGCACCAAAAGTTGCAACAGAATCTGGTTGAGTAAGTGATTCAATTGTTGCCTTTGCCATCGCAATTTCAACTTGAACTTTTAGCATATCAAGGGCAAAATTGATCATTGTTTTAGCTGCATTCCTTAATGCATCTTCACCTCCAGACGCAAGATCATAAAGAGCTTCTCCAAGTGCATCGGCAGAACTAAGGATCATATCTCTTTGTTTTTCCGTTTTAATTCTCAGTTCTTCGGTTGCGTCTGAACCTTCGTTCTGTTTTTTAGCTGCTATCCCTAAAAGCTTAACCTGTTCAAATAAACTTGTATTTAAACTGTCAATTTCACCTCGTGTAAGTATTAATTCGGGTGTAGCTTCCTTCAATGCTGCATTATATTCCTTTTGTTTTTCAATTATTTGGGATTGTAACTCAATTTTTTTTGTTTCATCAGGCTCCAATTTTGATTTTGCCATTAGATAAGCTAAATCAGAGGCTAATATCCTAGCTTTCGATTCTTTATCCAGATTTTCCTTGTCAGAATAGTATTGCTTAATTCTTAATATTTCAGAAGCGTGTCCAGTATCAAGAGCTTTGGTTGCCTTCTGCGCTGCCTCCTCATTTTTCTTTACCTGTTCATCAATTAGGTCTTTTTTAAATCCAGATAATGATGATTCTAATCGTCTTGTTTCCTTGGCTAATTCAGCTTCTTTCATTATTTCATCAGCCTTACTTTTCTGCATTGCTTGGAATTCTTTTTCATTTTTATTTACAAAATCAGCAAACGCAGCATCTTTTGCAGCAAGCGATTCTAATTCACTATCATCTACTGCTAACCATTGTTTTAATTGAGCTTCCTTTTGTGCCATTGTTAATTTACCGTTCTGAATTTTTGATGCTAGATTCATTGTTTCAGCATTATTGCGCTCGGTTATGAATCCAGTTTCAATTTTATTCAGCTCAATTTCCTTATCAATAGCCAACTGTGCAGCATCCATTTTTTCTTTATTGGTTTTAGTCTGATCTTTAGAGAGATTTTTCAGTTTTTCAATATCAACCCTAAGTTTTGCCATTCTATTTGATGCTGCGGCCTCACGATCATCAATAGCATCCATCACCTCTGCATAGTTCCACCCGGCATTGGCTGTATCGGTAATTGCTTTGCCTAACCCTACAAAAGCGTCATATCCGTTCTTTTTGAATCCCTGCCAGTCGAGGGTAACGATAGAGCCAAGCATTTTATAAAAACTCATCGTTCGATCGATCAGGATATCGAGAACATTTCCGATTACTTTAAATGTTCCGGCCATGGCAACAGCTCCTGAGTCGGTACTGGTAAATGCTTTATAAAGCAGCATCAGTCCACCAACGATAACAGCAATGGTTGCTCCTATTGGATTGGCTACCAAAACCCATAAAGCCTTACCCATTCCGGTAATGCTTTGGATTACGGCACCAACAGGACCAGGTATTGATGCAAGGCTGGTACCAAGACTGCCAATAAAGCTGGAGGTAGTTCCAATAGTTCCGCGTACCGTTGCCATCTGTCGCTCGGTGGCTACCAATTGGGTATTAAGCTGCTCCCATCTGGCAGGATCCGCACTTTGGTTCATGCTACTCAATTCGCGACGCAAATTCAAAGCCTGAACCTTTAGCTGCTTCATCGACATATCGGATAGCCCTATTGTTTTCCGGAGCGCATCCATTTGCGACTGGTTACCTTTTATCTCTTTGCTATTTTCGGCAATGGCAGCAGTTACCTTTTTATATTCTTCGCTGCTCTCTTTACCCAGCGCTTTGAGTTTGGCCTGCGATATCCGAAGCCTATCGTTTTCGTTAGCCAGCGATGATGTTTTTTGAGCCAGATCGCTTAACGATTTCTGGGCTTCGTTCGAGCCGATTTGCACTTCTGCACCGATGACGTCTTTCTTTAAGCTCATTATAGTGGTTTTTTATAGGATTCACGAATCATGTCGAATATTTCGGTTTGTACTTTTTGAGTCAAACCATAGCGGAGAGTTCCGAAGATGTAACCGTACACATAGCCCCAAAGCGGCTTATTGTACACCGGACCGTACACTCTTTTTTTCTTACCTAATGCTGTTGTTTTAATATCGAGGAAACGAATATCGAGCAGGTAGTCGAATTGCAAAACAGCTCCATCGCCCATATTCATAACCCTAAATGATTGGTTCATCAGGGAGTCGACAATGTGGCCAGAACGATAATTATAAAAAGCTTCGACACGATCGGCCTGCTCACTCATAATTTTAGGCGCTGCATTGCGCAGTACCTGGGCTGTGAATTCAGAATAAAGTTGACCTCGTATGAATTTATCGGAAATCATGGATTCAGTTATTTACTGAATCAAAGATCGGATTGGGCTAGATTGGCAGAAAGGACATAAAAAGTAGAGACAAGGCATTGCCTTGTCTCTACCGGGTTATGATTTTCGGATGATCATCCATGTGAGTTGGAAGGTCATTTTACCGGGAGCAGGAGCGTAGTGGTAACCGGCAGCGGTAAGGGCATCGAATATTTGTTCGTCGTTTACTTTTGCACCGGGATGAAACTGATTAAGCGCTTCAACAATTTCGGCAGTACTTAAAAAGTCGGTGGCATGGGCAATGTCGGTTGCAGGAGCATACCAGGAGGAGAACTGGTGTATAATTTGTTCGATGAATTCTGATGGTTCGGTCATGGTCTGGCGAGTTCTTTAAAGTTATCGTAAACAAAGGTAAGCTCAAATTTCAGATAATTGACTTTATCGAGTTCTTCTCCTTTAAAATCGTCGTAATGGCGGGCAAGAAGGAAAACTGCATCTTTAATAATACGCAGCGAGTTTTCGAGTGATTCATTGTTGTGAGCCTGCATTTCTTGCAAACGATCGATTGCCTTATCGGTAAGCATTACTCCATTAACGATGGTGCAATTTTCTGTTTTTACTTCCTGATTTTTCATACTTTTGTGGTGTTAAATGTGAGTTTAATGAATCCCCCGGCAGGTGTTAGTCGCACCTGAGTTCCGGGGGATTGTTGTTTTAGTTCGATTTCATGGTTGAAACAAAGAACTTGTAGAATTCGCGGAAACGTTGCTTGGTAGCTTGCGAGCGAATAGTACGTTCAAAAACTAACTCGTTTTGCAATTTCATGTAACGATCGAAATCTTCACCTGAACGATTTAGGCTCTTTTCAATTTGATTCATTTCGTACTGAAGCAAGATTGTACGGCGAATAGATTGATCTTGCTCACGTGAAAAACCAAACATTATTTCTTCGATGGTTTGATAAACCCAAAGTTCGAACGATGGATTTAACCATGCCGCAAATTTAAGCGCCAAAATACGATGCATCCAAGTACCAGATTTTTGTTTTGAAATGATCAAATCATCCAAATTCGTAATGCCTAAATAGTGAGAATTCTCACTTTTTAAACACTCATTAATGAATGCTTGTGTCGTTTCGTTTCTTGTAAAAGCAACAACCTGTTTGTCAAAAATCTTTGCCATTTCGGTAGCATTAACCATTACATTACCATTTGCAACAAAAGGTTCGAATTCAACTTCAGAACCACCAAAACTTTTCTTTACGATCATAGCGTTAAGTTTTAAAATTAAACATTTACAAATTTAATCTATATTTCTTTATATTTCCAAATATTTCTTAATGTATTTTTATAATTGTTTTAATGTATTAATAATTCTTTTTAAATTTGTCTGACTAATACTTATATCGATGGGCGAAAAACAACAAATTAGCTTCAAAATCGATTCTGACGTAATCGCTGATTTTGATAAGACTTTAAATGAATTTAAGGATGTGACAGGGATGAAACCTGTGAGACAAGAAGCCATTGAAATAGCAATGAAAGAATATATTGCTAAACTTCGAAGGCAGATTGAAACATTAAAAGGAATTTAAAAAAGAAAACCCAGCCGAATAGCTGGGTTTTTTGCTTAAATGATGCCGAATAAGGAAAGCAGCAGTAAGATTATCAAAACGATTAAACCGATGACTAAATTTGGTTTAATCCTTTTATTCCAGATGTTCTTAGACAGGTCGTACATGATTACCAATTGTCTTTATTGTCTTCCTTTTTCAATGTTGAAATAAGATCATTTATTATAGCATGCAGTTCCTTTTCAATTTCAGTAACAGCGAGTATGTTTCCATCAACACTTTTCTGTATCTGTTTCTTACCAATCACCCAAGGAGAGGCACCAATGCTTTTAATATATTCTGTTTGACCTTCAACTGTTGTTACTGCTTTAAGTTTATCGTATGTATATGAAACATTACCGCTTGCTTTTAATTCAGTAGACTGAATATTGTATTTTAAACGATTATCCTTGAACTGAATCAACAAAGTAAAATATACATCATAAAATGCTGGATAATTATTCATTAAATAATGCACTTTTTTTATTCCCTTACCTATTATTTTCATTTCAATAGGATCATTTAATTGTATTACATCATTGGCTGATTTAAAGGTTAGCGCAACCCATTCGTTTGCTTTTTTATAAAGTTGGTCTGACTTTTTATTGGGAACTTCAATAACTTCAGAATACTCCTGAGCAAATGAAAATAAAGGAAGGAATAGGATTAAGAACAATAGTTTTTTCATTGGATTGAATATTGGTTTATCCATGCAAGTTAAGCCAATTGAACGAAATAAAAAAGCGGAGTTTACGAGTGGAAAATAAAGACCCCAGCAGCAGGTCGCCAAACCACTCTAATAAATACCGAAGTATTCCAAAAGATGCCACTGGGGAAGGTTTTCCCTTTTGGACTTCGGTAATTATTTATTGAAAATGGTTTGGCGCTGTAAATGTAAAACGAAAATTTGATTTTACATCATATCAATGCCCGACTTCGAAAACATCATGGAGAAGCCAGTGGCGTGGCCTAATTCGCGGGCATACCAAGGCATGATTCGGTGTGGAAATGTGATTTGCTTTACGAACGGATGATATTTGGAGTCTTCGATCATTTGCTCACGAACTTTGCGGATGAGATTCAATAGCTCGTCGTGCATCAGTAAGGTTTCGGCCATGTCGTAATGATCAGGGTTCATCTTTCGGGCAATAATGATGCCCAGTTCCAGTTCATCGTTTTTACGCATCACATTATCTTGGGAGCACGATAACTGACCATAGTCGAGCAGCATAAATGCTCCGGTAGTATCTTCAATACTTTTCTTCAGCTTATCCTCGTTCGACGAAAACAGGAAGTTGAGTATTTCAGGAACCAATGATTGTGGATCCAAAGCAACCAGCGAAGTCTGAAGCTCTGAATATCCGGATACTTCGGTTTTATTGGCGCAAAACATGGAAGAGATAACCCCATCTATTTTAGGATATTTGGCGAAGTACATGAATGCCTCGCGAAGTATTTGCGGATGCAGTTGAATGCTCATAATATTTGATTGATTTTGGATAGTGACAGTCCGGTCATTTCTGAAATCTTATCAATGTTGTTGCCTTGCTTGTGCAGGCTAACTACATTATTGACCAGATCGGAATACATGATCTCGAAAAACTTAACCAGGTTACTGTTGTCGATATCGCCATAACCGGCTTTGATGAGCGAGTGAGCGACTGATCCAAGTCCTAAGTTATGCTTGGCTTCGACAGGCTCAGCCACCGAGTCATTGAATAATATCGCATACTTAGTTCTCGTGGTGAGATAGGTTTGAATGGCATTGAAGTTGATGAAAATAGCCTTTTTGGTTTCCAGATTGAGCCATCCGAGTGTCTTGGCTGTTTGCCCCGATTGCAAAGCACTGTAAAAGTTTCCGGAGTAAAGAATGGCTACAAGTAAATTAAGTAACGATTCGGATCCGGTTTGTTGAATTTCGAGTGCTACGGTTTGAGCATCGATAAACTGTGATGTAGTCAGCGAAGTCATCAGAATATTATCTTCAACTTCGAATGTATAACCCTTGTACTGGTGAAGCCTTCTCCCAATAGATGGGATCAGGTTTTTGGCAAATACCAGGTCTGGCTTAATTGTATTCACTGCTTTTGATGCCCAGCGAACTTCAGGCGTTTCGCTTAATTCTTCAGGAAGATACCGGGTAAGCAGATCCCTTGTGGCCTTTTTCAATTTTGTGAGTGCTTTCGAATTTTCGTACTCAACCCGAAGCATGAAGTTCATTTGAAAAGCCATGCGATAAACATTCTCGGCCTGCTGATCCGATTTATTACGGTTGCGATAGGCGTGTGGTTTTTGACCAGACAGAATAAAAAATGTTTTAATGCGCAGTTGCTGTATGGTGATATCGCCATTCATAAGCAGGGCAATATAATCGAGAATCGACTTGTACTGATCAGGAGTAAGTTCTTCCCATCTATTTTTCAGGAGATAGGTATTTCCGTTGCTGAAAGGTATTTCGATCATGGCATGTAAAATTTATCCTCTTCGGTTAAAGTGCTTTCATTCAAAATGTATGTTCCTGAATTGCGGACAGGGTTATTGAGTTCCTCAATTTTCAGAAAATAGGTTGCGGCTTTATTGCGGAAAGTTGCTGAAAGCGAAGTTTTAATATCCGTTTCCTTTCCGTTCTTTTCATTGATTTCCTTGGCCACATCGTTGCGTAATCCCTTTGGAAGTTCGGTATAGTCGAGCTGAAGGCAGGCACGCGATAAGGTTTCGTAAGCGATGGCCTTACCAATCAAAAACTTCATCTTATCATCGGTTGATTCCATGAAATCTTTTACTCTGGAGCTTATTTCATCGTTCTGGATTTCCTCGATGATAAAAACCACATTATTGAAGAAGTAAGCCGAATTAACAGCGCCATAGAACCTCTGAAACTCTTTTGCATTCTTGATAAACAGGGTTTGGCGAAGCTTATACTGATCGGTTTCGGCATAAGCTATAAAATCTGCAATATTCGACTCCATGTGATCGAGCAGGAAGTTTAACTCAGTCCAGGCATTCTCCAAGTAAGTTTCAATCTGCTGATTCTCCTGATACCGGAATAACTTATTTTCGGTATTGTTTCGCTGCGATGCTTCGAAGTTGAAATATGGGATTGCAGTAAGATTTGCCAACGCTCCCCTAAGAAAACCAACTGCGATTCCTAATGATGACGTTTCATCAAACTCAGCATCGGCATAAGCATCTTTCAGTAGATCGTAAGTTTCCTTGCCAATTAAAATAACCAGTTTTTGGTATTGTGGCCTGTAGTGCGCTTCGAAAGGATCAATTTTACCATCGGTAGGCATTTGTGGAGCAAACTCCCGAAGTTGTGACGGATTGGCGAAGAAGTCGGTTATCATTTTTTCAGGATATTTAAGATTTCGGCAATTGAAGCATCTGTTTTATTCAGGCGATCGTTCACCTGCTGAGTCGATTTATTGTATTGATTCTGGAGCCTATCGGTTGGTGCAACATCTTGCTGTTGCGAAGGAACATCGGTATAAAGTCCAAGCCTGTATCCTTGTTTATATAAAGCCGGGAAGTTGATGCTTAAGGCTTCATTCAATGCCGAGCAGCATACACGTTCGGCTGTTGGAAGGTTGGCATACAGGTAAAGAATGTAGTTGTAATAAGCATCAGATCCTGATTTGCTGATTACTCCATCTTTTGAAATATTGGATATGCTGGAGTCGATGCCTATCGAGCTGGTGATGACTTCATCGGCTCGTTTGTCGTAATCGTTCAAAGCAGTGATGTATTCACGGTATTTCATGTCAATTGGCACAATTTCCCATCCAACAGAATCGCCTTTGTCTGTGGTGTATTTGAATGAAGTATAGGTTTTGCCCTGATTTTTTACTCCGGAAAGGAATTGTGTCAGTTTGCGCATTTCTGCTTTAATGTAGGCATCCAATAATCCTTCGTGATATTCGGTACCAACTTCAATGCTATTAGGCTTTAGCAATTCTTTTCCTTCTGTTTCAAGGGTCAGATTGGTATCGCAATAACCTCTGATTTTATTCTCAACATATTCAACCCATTGACTTGGAATAATGACATGTACCTTTGCAGAAAGGGAGTTTTCGAGGTATGAATTGATGTATCGTGGATTGCGATTGGTAGCAACTAACCAGTCTTTAATACCAAAGTAAAACTTATTGGTACCATATATTTCGCCCGGATTGTGGTGTTTATGGTAGCTAATTGCAACATCAAAATCCATCACCTTATTTTGCCTGAATCGTGGATAAACCTGCATCGATCGTTCTAATGCTGCTCCCCAGTTGCCAATAATAACCTGGTCGAAGTCTTTATCTTCACAATTCCGGGTAAATGGATCAATTTGTTTAGTTGAAGCTAAACGACCCCTGAAATTCTCAACATGCTCCAATCCGGCAACAGGCATCATACCTAAACGCTTGCCACGCAAAAAGCGCCATTTGGTCCAATAGTCCTCAAAGTAATAAGTATCTTTTATCACCTTATCAATGTATTGTTCAGGACTATCGCTTAATCCAAGACGTTGCCAGTCACCCAGCCAATTCTCAATCGATTCATTTGACTGCCAGTCGCGATTAAGCTTCTTATCTTCGAATACCTGTTTGTAAACGAACAATCCCTTACCATACAGCAAGCGATATTGTTTGTCGATCAATTCAGGGAGTATCCGGTTGGTAGAGAACATCATCTTGATCTCATCAGGCAGCAGATTGTTTGCACCTTTTGCCAATACCTTACTACCATTAACGCTGAATAGTAATGGGCTTGGCATACCTGATACCTGATTCATGTCGATAGAGTCGAAACTGGTATCGATAGCTGAAGGAGTTCCTTCACCCAATTGAAATGACATTAACGATCCGTTGTTGTTGTACCAGCCTAATCGGCCACCTCTGCTGTAGTCTTCCATGGTTATGTCCAGTTTACTTTGCGCATTGTATAATTATCAGATGAGAAAGCAATGAAGCGAATAAGGATGCGATAACATGTCTTCTGGTTACCATCCTTATCAACGAACAGAAAGAAGTTATCTGAGTCACGTGAGAACTGATCTTCGGGTAACTGTGTCCGTACCTTACACTCTTCAATTACTCTGAGCTTTGGCTTAGCCTCACTCTTCGTTGAGTTATATGGGAAGAATGCAATGTTGAACTTGCCATCCGGAAGTTTTGATATTTCCTTTGCCAACTCAAGTGCATCGATGCCTCTCATTTCTTTCATGATTCGAAGGTCGCACCTGCATGCAAAAGCAGAAAGGACAAATTGAAATGCAGAGGTGGCCGATTAGGCTGGTACAACAACAACGGATCGTTAATGTCATTTCAATTGGGCGAAGGTACTCCTTCAGCTATCGATACCAGTTTCGACTCTATCGACATGAATCAGGTATCTGGACTACCAAGTCCATTACTATTCAGCGTTAATGGTAGTAAAGTATTGGCAAAAGGTGCAAACAATCTGCTACCTGATGAGATCAAGATGATGTTCTCTACCAACCGGATACTCCCTGAGCTAATTGATAAACAATATCGCTTGCTGTATGGTAAGGGTCTATTCGTTTACAAACAGGTATTCGAAGATAAGAAGCTTAATCGCGACTGGCAGTCCAATGAATCGATTGAGAATTGGCTTGGCGACTGGCAACGTCTTGGATTGAGCGATAGCCCTGAACAATACATCGATAAGGTCATAAAAGACACCTATTACTTTGAGGATTATTGGACAAAATGGCGCTTTTTGCGTGGTAAGCGTTTAGGCATGATGCCTGTTGCCGGATTGGAGCATGTTGAAAATTTCAGGGGTCGTTTAGCTTCAACTAAACCAATAGATCCATTTACCCGCAATTGTGAAGATAAAGACTTCGACCAGGTTATTATTGGCAACTGGGGTGCTGCATTAGAACGTTCAATGCAGGTTTATCCGCGTTTCAGGCAAAATAAGGTTATGGATTTTGATGTTGCAATTAGCTACCATAAACACCACAATCCAGGCGAAATATATGGTACAAATAAGTTTTATTTTGGTATTAAAGACTGGTTAGTCGCTACAAATCGCAATCCGAGATACATCAATTCATACCTCGAAAACTCCCTTTCTGCAAAGGTCCATGTCATTATTCCGAATGAATGGGTCGAATATATTCGTGCAAAAATCGAGGGTTATTGTGGAACGAACGAAGATCTTCAATCAGAAGGGAAAGAACTGCTGAAACCAAATGGTATTGATGTCGGAGTCGAATATCACGAAGGATTATTGGATGCTTACATCAAAGCCGAAATGCGTAAACTGACAGAATTCCTTTCCGGAGTGAAAAATCAGGGTAAAACATTCACCACTTTCAAGTATCAAACCGATAAAGGCGACTCTGTTGGATGGGAAATTCTTCCGTTGGACATGAAATACCGGGAATACATCACTGCTTTGAACGATTACGATAAACGTGCCGATGAAGTCATCACCAGTTCGATCGGAATCGACTCCAGCATCTCCAATATTTCAAAGGATGGAGTTATCAGCAAATCAGGCTCAGATGCCTATTACAACTATATTCTTTACCTGTATGCCAACCTTCCAACAGCCGAACGTGTAAGCTGCTCGGCATTGAACGAAGCTTTAAGCATCAACTTCCCGGCTTTATACAAACAGGGATACCGACTTGGACTTTATACCGACGTTCCATCGCAACAGCAAGATGTTGCTCCAACCGACCGGCTCCAGAACCAATACAATAAATCAACTCAGCAGGTAAATGATCGCCTGAATAAAACAGATGCTTCAATTGCCGAAATCTTAAATATCCTGAAAAAATGATAACCGACTTCTTCGCCAATCCATCGCAACTTCGTGAATTTGCGCCACAAATGCCTACCGACGGCAAAATTGATACTTTCGAAGCGCACTACCGGCCACAATACCAAAAACTGGTCAACCTAATTGGTAAGGATACTTACGATCTTCTGAAGGATAACTATATTTCAGCAGAGTTTGAAGAAACGTCAACTTTAGGCATTGCTGTTGGTTTTCTGAGGGGAGCATTGGCAAATCTTACCGCTATTCCATACTTCAACTTCGAAGCTTCGCAGCGAAACAATACCGAAAATAAACTTTATCGGTACCAGGAGAATAAACAGATCGAAATATACCTGGAGAATGCCTGGACTGAGTTAAATTTTCTGCTCGATCACATGGAATCAAATATTGCAGATTTTACTGCTTATGCCGAAACCGATCAGTATATACTTCGGCAAACCCTGTTCATTAAGAATGCAAAAGAGTTTCAGCGGTATTATGGCGCAGTTAATTCGGCTTATTTTTACAATAATGTCGTCTTTATCATCGAGGAGATCCAGAACGATGAAATAAGCTCCAGAGTAAAAGATTTTATGGAATCAACCGATGAAAAGATGAAGTTTTTGATTGGAAAGGCAATTGCATACGAAACTCTTTCCCGTGCTTGTCAACAGCTCGATTATACCGAACTTCCTTCAGGTATTCGTGCCGATGTACTTAAAGATACCGACTCACGTACTGCAAAAGGGATGACCACTGAAACTGATATCAAAAACTCAGTCGCTGCATTCTTCCGGAACAAAGCTGCAGGGTATTTCCTTAAGATCGAAGAACTCAATAACCCGGTTCGAAATTCAGGAACATACGTTCTCCCAGAAAGTACCTTGACCGAAAACGACAAATTTTATCAGCCATGATCGAAATCCCTTTCAGCAACGGAAATACGTATCTCCTGAAAAACAGGTGGGAAGAACTCACTCCCGATCAGTACAAGACGATGCTCAATTATATTGCACTGCTCATGAGTGGCGACATCACCATACAGCAGCTGCGCATTAAAACATTTTTTATTCTGTCGGGTCAAAAACCACACGCCTATCGCAACCGTAATAAATCGGATCAGCAGGCCGAGAATGTTTATCGCATGGCTTTTCAAATGAACTTCATGCTTCGGGTTGAGTACGAAAATTCGAAAGCACTCACAAAATTGAAAAAAGAGACAAGGGATCTGCTTACCCGGTATCTTTCTGAAGAATTGAGCGAAACTCCCGAAGTACGCTGGGCTTCAAAAGCAGTAAAGGCAATTCAGCCCGACCTCGTATTTGCCAAAAACCTTATTCCAGTAATTGGGCGACGGCTCCACCAGCACAAGGGTTATACCTTCGAAGTGGAAGATAACATCCTGATGACTTCGCTGACAACCTCTCAGTTTATCGATGCTCAAACCGTAGCACTCGAAATTCAGCAAACCGGATCCGAATCGTTACTTAATCTACTGGTAGCCATTCTTTACTCCGGAAACTTTTACAGCGCTTTGCAATCAGGGCAAACAGCCAAAACACTCGGATGGCTCGATCTGGAAACAAAAAAGGCCATTTTTATCAACTTCAATGCCATTCAAACCTATCTTACAACCCGGACCAAATACTCAATCCTGTTCAACGACTCGGTGGCTGAGCCTGTCGAAGCCAAGCACAACATGGGTCTCGGGTCCATTGCTCACTCGCTCATCAAAGCCGGTTATGGCGATATCGACAACAGTAACCTGGTTAAGTTTTTCGAGATCATGTATTCCGATTTGGTAAATAATGTAGTTGGCCTGCACAAACAAGGCAACAACATCGATAAAATTTCAGAAATGACCGGGTTATCACTATCCAAAATCAATCAAATATTATGAGCCTTCAACTGCATCCACAAATACTTCGCGAAGCATTCCTGTATTTTGCAAAATTCCCGAATATCGCTGGGGTTATATCTTCCATGTTTTGCGCCGATAAAACCGAAGTATCCGGCTATTCCGAGCTTAAAAACGTGCTTATTAACCTCAATCCACAGTCTTTGGTTCCCGAAATACTCAACTTTCTGTTTTCATCGAACGAGGATAAGCTGAAGAAGAGCATTGAAGATACTGCCGGGGCATTTATGCTGCTCGACTATGGCCAGCTATCCTGCTCACAAGATAGCGTGATGCGTAAAAACGACGAACTGGAGCTGGGTATCATCATTGCACGGAAGATGAATCCGGATGAATACGATATGGCTGAAACCCTGCTGATGCACGACGAACTATTGAATCTCATACGGAAAGTTCGTGAGCAAATGATCGAAGACTCCAAATATCATCCGTTCGTAAAGCAAATCACATTTCCACACCGAATCATGCCTTGGTATGCCCGCGAATTAGGCCACGCCACTGGCTTCTCCATGATGTTTTCGAAGTCGGGCATTGATATGATGTAATAAACGGCAAAAAAGATGTTTATTATTTCGTTAAATTGGTTTAACTTGCATGGACAAACCAAAAAACTACATTATGAACAAACTTATTTTATTATTCACCTTGATCGTTATATTTATTTCTTCTTCAGTATTTGCGCAAATCACACAAATAACCGGAATAACCAGAGGTAAAACGTCCGTTTTTTTCGGCCCTGGCAATAAAACACTTGAAAAAATACCTGGTAACCAAACAGTATCTATTATCGATGCCGATGATCAATATTTCACAATTAAATACAACGATGGTAAAGCCTATGTAAACAGAACCGATCTTAAATTTAGCTATTCAGAACTCAGAGAATTAAATAAAACCAAGAAAATGGCTACTTCCGATTCCAAGTTTTCAAATCAGTTAAAAGAGTTACCGTCTGCATCAGGTTCATTTAAATTATCTGGAACCGATATCACTAAAGTTGATGATAAATACAAATACGAAATCGATCACATTAGATATTGCGCCGGGAAATATAATCAACAAATAATGACAGGATATCTGTTGTCAATTACGGGCAGCGTTGTTGTTGGTGGTGGTTCTTTTACTGACAAGCCGAAAGTTCCATTGGCAATTGGAGCAGGACTTAGTCTTATAGGTGGAATTCTGATTATTGACGGTCAAAAATGGATGAAAAAAATAAGTATTGGGCCCGATGGAATTGGGATTAAATATGCATTTTGAGACAAAACAATTTAAAACTTACATAAATAAAAAACCCGCTACTTGGTGGGTTTTCCTTTTTCTTCCTACCTTTGAAACGCCAAACACTCTTTTAAATAATTACCGAAGTCCAGAAGGGAAAATTTTCCCCAGTAGCATCTTTTGGAATACTTCGGTATTTATTAGAGTGGTTTGGCGACCTGCTGCTGGGGTCTTTTATGCCAAAAATTATGGAAGAATCTGAATTTCTTACCCAAATCATCAGCCAGTTCTCAACTTGGTATGCTCCTGCAACCGACATTGCCCATGCTACCGATTTCCTGACAACTACCGAAATTGTTGAAGCGCTTAATCAGTTCCATCCAGGCGCAAAAGTAAACGACGAACAAATATTCGATGCCCTATCCGCTGCCGGTTACCACTACGCTCCTGCTCCAGGCAAAATGACATTTCAACTTACATGGATGATTATCCGCAAATCATAGACTTGTAGAGACGCGATACATCGCGTCTCTACTTTTTATGTCCTTTCTGCCAATCTAGCCCAATCCGATCTTTGATTCAGTAAATAATTGAATCAATGATTTCCGATAAATTCATACGAGGTCAACTTTATTCCGAATTCACAGCCCAGGATCTGCGCTCTGGTTCATGCTACTCAATTCGCGGCGTAAATTCGAAGCCTGAGTTTTGAGTTGCTTCATCGACATATCGGATAGCCCTATTGTTTTCCGGAGCGCATCCATTTGCGACTGATTGCCTTTTATCTCTTTGCTATTGGCAGCAATGGCCGCAGTTATTTTTTTATATTCTTCGGTGTTTTCTTTACCCAGCGCTTTGAGTTTTGCCTGCGATATTCGAAGCCTGTCGTTTTCGTTGGCCAATGTCGATGTTTTCTGAGCCAGATCGGATAATGATTTCTGCGCTTCGTTGGACCCGATTTGTACTTCGGCGCCAATAATGTCTTTTTTTAAGCTCATTGTTCCAGTGGTTTTTTATATGATTCGCGTATCATGTCGAATATTTCGGTTTGTACTTTTTGAGTCAAACCATATCGGAGAGTTCCGAAGATGTAGCCGTACACATAGCCCCAAAGCGGCTTATTGTACACCGGACCGTACACTCTTTTTT